CAAGATTAAAGAAGTTATCACTGACATTAAACTCGAAGAGGCTAAAATTGCAGATAGAGAAAATGCAATTAATAGTGCTGCCGCACAAGTTTCTGTAGCTACTTAAACAAAAGCTACATCGCTGAAATCGTACATTTCTCGTAGGATTGCTTGCACTCTTCAAAAATTTAAGCTATAAATCACTTACTATACAAATTTAATAATCATATAAATGTAGACGCGTATAGTCGACTGCCCTAGGGACTACATTTAAATATTCTAGGAGGAATATTATGGCAAACACAACGTTTAATGGTCCAGTTAGATCCGAAAAAGGATTTCAACAGATCAATAAAGCAGCTAACACAGGAGTTGTTACATCAAGGTTTCTAGGAATGAAACCAGATTTAACTAGCTTAACAGCTACTGCGGTTGGAACAGGAGCTACTTTAACTTACACTGCTAATGTAATTACAATTAATGATTACACAGGTGCAGCTGCGCAAGCGGTAACATTACCGGCAGCAACTGTAGGTACTATTGTAGTTCATCTTCAATCAAAAGATGTAGCGCATTCATCACTTAATACATTAAGTTTTGATTGTGCAGGTAGTGATGTATTCAGAACAGGTTCAAAAATTGAAACTACTTCTGGTTCAGAAGTTACTATTGATACGTCTATCGCAGATGAAACTAAAATGACGTACACACCTGTTAATGCAGCAACAAATATATTTTCAACTGGTTGTTATCTATATTTCACATGCTTTGAAAAAGGTATTTGGAATGTTGCAAGTGACCTATCAAAATATACAACAGCTACTGCAGGAACTTTCCTGTTCAGTACTTAATAGATAAACTTTGTGAGCTCCTTCGGGAGCTCGCAGAATAGGAGAAAAATTATGAGTACATACCCAGTAGATATAAAAAGTACTAACATTAGCTCAACTGGAGCTGGCACTATTTTTGGTGGCCCGTGTAGAATACTTGGACTTTACTATAATGGAAGTGCAGGTGCAGGAACTATAGAAATTTTAGATGATTCTACTAGTCTATGCACGATTGCTGCAGGCACTGGAACTGTATATATGCAATTTCCAGGAACTGGTCTTCGTTGTGAAACAAGTGGAAAATGCACTTTAACAACTATTGACGAAGTTACATTCTTTTACGGTTAGGAGGATAAATGGCAACATCAGGAACAGTTGCATTTGAGCCTTCGATAACACAATGTATTGAAGAGGCTTATGAAAGATGCAATGTACAATTGACATCTGGTTATAGTCTTAAAACTGCTCTTTTTTCACTTAACATTTTATTTTCTGAATGGGGAAATAGAGGAATTCATTTTTGGGCCGTTTCTAATACTAATATTTATTTAAATAGTGGCCAAAACACTTACGATATTTTTAAAAGTGCAGCCGCTAGAGGATCGGATACGGTTAATCCCGCTAGATCAGATGCTTCTAGTACTTACATTTATAATGCTACAGATATTTTAACAGCTTCTTATAGAACTGATGATGGAACTACTTCTCAAGCAGATATTACATTAACTAAAATTGATAGATCTACTTATGCTGCTTTAACAAATAAAGAATCTCAAGGGACTCCAAGTCAATTTTGGGTTCAAAGATTTATTAATAAAACTACTATCACTACTTATATTACACCAGGTTCTTCTCAAGCTGGTAAATTTCTTAATATTTATTATGTTAGAAGATTAGAAGATCCAGGAATCGCGTTTCCTGATACAGGAGCCCCTCAAACAACGGGTACTCCTTATGCTAATCATCCAGAAGTTCCTTATAGATTTTATCCATGTTTAGTTTCAGGATTGGCTTTTTATTTAAGTCAAAAAATTAATCCGGCAAAAACACAAGAATTAAAATTATATTATGAAGATGAGTTAGCTCGAGCATTAGCAGAAGATGGTTCAGCTTCTAGTACATTTATAACTCCTCAAACTTATTACCCGGCGGTATCATAATGACAGCGCGATTTTCTCAAGGAAAATATGCTTTGTCAATTTCTGATAGAAGTGGACAAGCTTTTCCTTATTTAGAAATGGTAAGAGAATGGACAGGAGCGTGGGTTCATATTTCTGAATACGAACCTAAATCTCCTCAATTAGAAATTAAAGTTACTGGAGGAGATCCTCAAGCTTTAATGCATGCAAGACCAGCTAGAACAGAATTTGAAACAACAACTTTATTACAATTTAATCCTTTCTTTACTACTAATCCAGGAAGTGGAGTAATTAGAGTGTATCAACCAGGACATAATAGAACTTTGGGCCAAACTTATAGATTTTATGGCCCTCCTACTGTTTCTCCAGGTACCGGAACAACAAGTAATCCAGTGGCTACTTATGCTAATATTCCTAATTTTGATGGAATTGATGGGGCTACAATTTCAAGAGCAGCAGGGCATGTTATCTCTCAGTGGGGTACCCTTTATGCTCAAACTTATAATAATTATCAATTTACAGTTAGTGGATCTACTGCTACAACTGGTAATGTACAAGGAGGAGGATCTGTTTCAATTGGACCAGTTACCTTAGAAGCATAATGGCAGGATATACATACGCAACTTTAACAACAGCAATCAGAGATTATACTGAAGTAGATAGCTCACTTTTTACTTCATCTATTATAGATAATTTTATTATGTCTGCTGAAAATAGAATTAATAGAGATGTAGCAACAGACGCTCAAAGAAAATATCAAACAGCTACATTAATTGTAGGACAAGGAACTTATAATACTCCTGGTAATGAAGATTTTATTAGAGCTATTAAATTAACAGATTCTAATAATGATATGTGGTATTTACAAAAAGTAGATCAAACTTTTTTAGATGAATATACTCAAGATGAGGTAGCTAATACAGGTAAGCCTAGATATTATGCTATGTTCCAGTCGGGTCAAGGAGCGAGTAATAATACTAATTATTATAAAATTGCCCCTTCTCCAGATGCTACTTATACTATTGAAGTAGAGTATTCTATAATGCCTGCTCAATTAAGTTCGGGAAATACTCAGACTTTTTTAAGTCAGAAGTTCCCTAATGGTATGCTTTATGCCTGTCTCATAGAGGCTTACGGGTTTTTAAAAGGTCCAATGGATATGTTGACATATTATGAAAATAGATATAAACAAGAGGTAGATAAGTTCGGTCTTGAACAATTAGGTAGACGTAGAAGAGGTGATTATACAAGTGGAACTGTTAGAATCCCTTTAAACACTCCTTCAACAACTGATGCAGGACTTATTAAGTAGGAGATTATTATGGCAATAACAACTAGCGCAGTGTGTAACTCATTTAAAAATCAACTTTTAAGTGCAACTCACAATTTTACTCAAACATCTGGTAATAAATTTTATTTAGCTCTGTATACGAATAGTGCTGCAATTGGAAAATCTACAACAGATTATTTAACTGCGGGAGAAACTAGTGGTACAGGATATACAGCTCGTGGAAAACTTTTAGCTGTTGCTGGACAAACTCATAAATTATCAAACGATACAGCAATTGTAGATTGGGCTAACCTTTCTTGGTTAACGGCTTCAATTACAGCAAGAGGAGCTTTAATTTATAACAGATCTGCTTCTGATAAAGCTGTATGTGTTTTAGATTTTGGTGGAGATAAAACAGCTACTGCTGGAACTTTTACAATTCAATTTCCAAATTTCACAGATACATTAGCTATCCTAAGAATATCGTAAGGAGGTAGTTCCTTATGGCGAACACTTGGGGCTCGTTAAAGTGGGGAGATGGTCTCTGGGGAGATCAAGGATCCATTAGTGTTTCACTTACCGGTGTGGCTGCAGCTACTGCCGTTGGAAACGAATCAGCTTTTAATTTAACTGGATGGGGTAGAGATACTTGGGGATCTCAAGTATGGGGTGGTACTGATGATGCTATTACTAATGTAACAGGAATTAGTGCTGCTACTGCTATTGGATCTGTTGGAGTAGAACTTGTTAAAAATGTTCCAGTTACCGGAGTTAGTGCAGCCACAGCAATTGGAACTGTATCTGCTACTACCGATGTTACTGTTTCTTTAACTGGTCTTTCTATGAGCTGGACTGTAGGTCCAATCAATGTAGACTTAGCTAAAAATATTGAAGTACCATTTGGTGTAGCCGCTCAAACTGCTATTGGAAGTGTATCAACTTTTTCAGATGTTACCGTTTCTTTAACTGGTTTAGAATTAACTGGAGCTATGGGCAATACAATTGTAGAAGGTCCTGCTCAAGTAGATGTTACAGGAATTAGTGCTAGTAGTGCTATTGGTTCATTAACTTTAAGTGGAGATGCTCATGTCTTCCCAACGGGTGTCGTAGCGGCAAGTGGTATAAATCAATCTGATCAAGTAGGAGACGCTCATGTATTCCCTACTGGAATTTCAGCAGCTTCTGCTATTGGTATTATAAGGCAATCTTCAGGGTATGGTGTAACTGGTCAAGCCTTAACTACTACTTTAGGTAGTGTTGCTTTTACAGGAAATGCTAATGTATTTCCGACGGGAGTTGGAGCTACTATTAATCCTGGCATACCTACAGTATTTGCATATAATGAGGTTGACACGGGGACGCCTGTATCTTATAGTAGCGTATCTACGGGTACAGAGATTACGTATACGGAAGTAAAAGCAGCTTAGGAGATTTTTATGGCATCAAATTATAATGCATTTGGTTTTAACCTAATGACTACTGGTGAAAACGCTGGTACGTGGGGTGATAATACCAACCTTAATTTAAACTACATTAGAGATATGTTCACGTACATTGAAGTGGCAATGACGACAGACAGAACTTTAACTATCCCAGACAATTCTACAGGAACTTATAATGGTAGAGCTTTAGTTATTAAATTAACTGGGACTACTGGAGGTTCAAATAGAACATTAGATATAGCTCAACAAGCTGGTTCAGGATCTTCTCCTGGAGGAGCAGCTAATATTCTTAAACCTTTTTTAATTATTGATGGAACAACAAGAACTGGATCAGATACTATAACTTTTAAAGTTACAGGAGCAACTGGAATAACTATACCAAAATATGGTAATACTTGGTGTTATCATGATGGTACAGACATTAGATCTGGTGGTTTAATTAGTGCTAGAGGATCAGCAGGAACAGCAGCAGCTCAACCGGCTTATACTTTACCTGCGGCCGATGGTACAAATGGGCAAGCATTAATTACTGATGGTTCAGGCTCAGTGAGCTTTGGATCAGCAGGAGTAACAACAGGAAAAGCTATTGCAATGGCAATGATTTTCGGGTAAAAAACACAAAGGAAATAAATTATGGCAAATCCAAATATAGTATCAGTCACAAGTATTTATGGTGGTAATTATGGTTGGGCTTTATCTAATACTTTAACAGCAACTTTATTAACAGTTGATGCAGAAAAATTATTAAAAATTAATAGAATCGTCTGTGCTAATGTGGATGGTTCTGTAGCAGCAGATTTAAATTTATATATTGATGGCATGGGAACAGGGGCAGCAAATGGTTTAACACCTACTGGTGCTTCTGCTACAACATATTTAGCAAAAACAATTTCAGTTCCAGCTGATGCTTCATTAGTGGTTTCAGATACTCCTATCTATATGATGGAAGGAGATGTCCTGAAAGGTGGAGCAAGCGCAACTGGAGATTTAGAACTATTCATATCATATGAAGTCTTAGACGACGCTTAGGAGGTAAATTATGGCGCAAGGCAACGGCGGAATAATTGGACCTGTTAATACAATTTCATCTGGTAAAAATAAAGTTACGTCTACAACAGCTACCGGTTCAGGAACATTTACAACACAATCAGGAACAAGACTTATTGATGCTTTAGTAGTAGCTGGCGGTGGAGGTGGTGGAACCAACTGTGCTGCAGGTGGAGCTGGTGGAGCTGGTGGTTTTAGAACTTTTTCAAATTTAAGTGTAGGTGGAAGTACTCCCTATCCTCTTTCAGTAGGTGCAGGAGGAGCTGGTGGACCTGGACCTGGAAGTACATCTAATGAAGGAACAGACGGAACAGATTCTGTATTAACAATTGGATGTACAGCTTATACTTCTGACGGTGGTGGTGGCGGTGGAGGAGGAAATACTCCTGAACCCGCTGCCAAACAAGCTGGAAATCCAGGAGGATCTGGAGGAGGTGGCTCATCTAATGTTAGCGCTCCTGGAGGAGCTGGTTGTGGAAACACTCCCCCTACAACTCCCCCTCAAGGAAATAATGGAGGAATAGGTTTTAATGCTTCTGCACCTAATCCCGATTATTTTGGAGGCGGTGGTGGTGGAGCTAATGCTGTTGGTGCTGCTGGAACAGCTCCAACAGGAGGTGGTGCTGGTGGTGCTGGGACAGCTAATTCAATAACAGGAAGTTCAGTAACGTATGCTGGTGGTGGTGGAGGTGGTGCATTTGTTACTTCTTGTCAACCTGCAGGAGCAGGTGGTGCTGGCGGTGGTGGTGCTGGTGCTAAAGGTGGAAATGGAACCGCAGGATGTGCTAACACCGGTGGTGGTGGAGGTGGTGCTGGAAGAGTTATAGGTGGTCCTAATGGAAATGGTGGAACTGGTGGTTCAGGTGTCGTTATAGTAAAAGAATTAAATAAAGCTTCAGGAGTCTGGAGCATGAATACAGTTTATTGCAAAGTTTCAAACGATCAGTGGATTAATAATTATGCAGATATAGATTATTTAGTAATTGCTGGTGGTGGTGCAGGAACTGCACAACATCAACCCGCAGGAGGTAATGGAGGATCTGGAGGTGGTGCTGGTGGTATGGTTTCTTCTTATTGTAATCCCTCTGCGGCAGCTTTAACTTTAACATGGGGAACTCACGCCGTTGTAGTTGGAGGTGGAGCAGCAGCAACAGATGCTCAACCACAACCTGGAGTTCAAGGAACTCCTTCTACTTTTTCAACAATCACTGCTACAGGAGGTGGTGGTGGAGGTTCTGGTTTAGCTGGTCAAGCTGGAGGATCTGGTGGTGGAACAAATTTAAACTGTGCAGCAGGAGGTGCTGGTAATACGCCCGCAATTCCAGCTGCATTAGGAGGACCTCAAGGATTTGCTGGTTCTCCAGGAGTACCTTCTTCAGGAGGTGGTGGAACTGGAGGTGGTGGTGCCGGTGGCGCTGGAGGAACAAACTATGTAAGTCCAAACAAAAATGGTGGTAATGGAGGTGCTGGTTTAGCAAACTCAATTACAGGAAGTCCAATTCTTTATGCTGGTGGAGGTGCTGGAGCGGCTTATAGTTGTGGTACTCCAGGTACAGCAGGTACAGGTGGTGGTGGAAAAGCTAATAATAATAGTCCATCCGCAGGCCGTCCTGGTCCTTATTTAAGTGGTCAAGAAAACAAAGGTGGTGGTGGTGGAGGTGGTGGATCTAATATTTCAAGTCTTCCAGCAACAAGAGTAGCAGCCGGTTCTGGAGGATCGGGAGTAGTAATTTTAAGATCAAGTCAATATTTATCAACAGATAGTGCGTGTGCACCCGTTAATTCACCTGATGGTGGTACAAGTACATTTATAGCAACATTTAATGCATCAGCTAATTTAACAATTGGTACTGCACCTACTAATGGTTTTGATTATCTAGTTGTAGCTGGTGGTGGTGCCGGTGGACAACAAAGAGGTGGTGGAGGTGGTGCTGGAGGATTTAGATCTTCTTTTCCAGGTGGAACAAAAGTATTTTTAGCACCAGGAACGAATCAAGTAGTAGTTGGAGGTGGTGGAGCAGCTACGCCTACATGTTCAAACGAAAGATGTGCTGGAACTCCTGGAGAGGATTCATATGTCGGATATATAACAAGTTTTGGAGGTGGAAAAGGTGGATATCAAGATAATGATGATGGCCATCCGGGTGGTTCAGGTGGTGGTGGAGAAGGTCGATTTGCTACGTGTGGAGGAGCTGGAAATATTCCTACGAATAGTTCACCTACAGCTCCTGTTCAAGGTTATGCAGGTGGAAACGCTTCAGGAACCCAAAGTCCACCAGATGGATATTCTGCTGGAGGTGGTGGTGGCGCTACTGCTGCAGGAACACCTAATCCAAGTGCTACTCAAGGTGGCCCAGGAGGAGCAGGAAAAGCTAATTCAATTTCAGGAGCTTCAGTAACATACGCTGGTGGTGGCGGAGGTGGAACAGGATCTTATTCTAATACTCAAGGAACTGGTGGTACAGGAGGTTCTGGAGGTGGCGGAGCTGGTGGAAATGGTGGAGCAGCACCTGTAGCTAGTGGAACAGCTGGAACAGCTAATACTGGTGGTGGCGGTGGAGGTGGTGCAGTAGGTCCAGGATCAGTAGTAGGAGCAGGAGCAGCCGGAGGGTCAGGAATTGTTATTTTAAGAATAGCAACAGCTTGCGCACCGGGCAGTTTAGCAGTAGCCCCAGGATGTAATACTTTAACAACCGATGGGTCTTGTAAAGTAGCTACATTTACTGTAACTGGAACGTTGACAGTATAGAAAAATTAAATTATAAATATAACTTTTAAGGAGTAAAAATATGGCACATTTCGCAGAAATAAAACAAAAAACAGATCCAACCGGCCATACAGCTGATACTTTATGGGTGGTTGAAAGAGTCATTGTTGCAGGAAACGATATTTCTACAGCAGCAGGTCCTTTAGGAGAAAATGATATGCATGCAGATGGAGAAGCATGGTGTAAAAATTTCTTTAAAGGTGGAGAATGGAAACAAACTTCTTACAATAGGAATTTTAGAAAACAATATGCAGGCAAAGGATATACTTATGATTTTGCTAAAGATAAATTTCTTACACCTCAACCTTATGCATCTTGGTCTTTGGATGGAAATGATGACTGGCAAGCTCCAGTTACATATCCAACTGATACTACAGATAAAAGAATAAGTTGGGATGAAGACAATCAAAGATGGACTGCAATTGACAATTCAGATCCAGTCAATAATTTTAATTGGGATGCATCAGCTCTAGCTTGGGTGTCCGCATAAGGAGACTCATATGGCTAGTCCTTCAGGATCAGCAAACGGCGGTATAATAGGAAAAACGAATACAACTTCGTATGGAAAAGATACTATTACAACTAAAACATCCTCAGGATCTTTAACTACTCAACCAGGTACTGCAGTAGTACAAGCCTCTATAGTTGCAGGTGGTGGTGGCGGTGGAGCCGGATGTGGTGGTTCTGGTGGTGGTGGAGCAGGTGGTTTTATTTGTAAAGAAATTATAGTTTGTGGATCTACACCTTATACAATAACAGTTGGTGCTGGAGGGGCTTCAGGAACAGGACCAGAAGGATCAGGGCCAGGTCCAGGAAAAGCAGACTCAGGATCTGATTCTGTATTTGGATCAACCACAGCAATTGGAGGTGGTGGCGGTGGTGCAGGAAAAGATTGTGCTAAACATGATGCAAATCCCGGTGGTTCTGGTGGAGGATCAGGTGGTAATTCGTGTGCTGGAACTATAGGAACTGGAACTGCATGTCAAGGAAATGATGGTGGTCTTGGTAATTTTGTATCAGGAGGAGGTGGTGGAGGTAAAGGTGCTGTTGGAGCTGCATCTGCAAGAACTCCTGGTAACCCTTCAGGAAATGCTGGAGCAGGTGGAGCAGGGTCTTCATCTCCAATAGATTGTACAACTTATGCAGGTGGTGGCGGTGGTGGATTAAAAAGTGATCAACCAGGATCAGCAGGTTCAGGTGGCTCTGGTGGTGGAGGAGCTGGTGGTAAAGGAGCTGCAGCAACGGCAGGAACAGCTAATACAGGTGGTGGTGGTGGAGGTTCAGGAAGAAGAACTTCTCCAGCAACAAATTTTCCAGGAGGAGCTGGTGGTTCAGGAAAAGTCATTATAAAAGAATTAAGTAAAGCAAGTGGGAT